CTTCAGTCAAATGGCACTGGAACACCTACTTGGGTCAGTCTTGCGGCAATTAACGTATCATTTGCTGATTCTGCAGGTATTTCAACCAACCTGAAGGGTGGTTCTGCAGGAAGAATCCCTGTTCAAAGTGGTATTGATCAGACCACATTCATACCTGTGGGTGTGTCTGGTAATATTCTTCTTGCTCAGGGCACATCTACCCCGATCTTTATTGATCCAAAGGCATCACTTCATGTTTCTGTAGCAAATAGTGCTGGTATCACAACCAGTTTAGAAAACGGATATATTTCGAATGCATCTTCTTTAGAAGTTGCAGGTGTTACCACTTTAGGCGTCACAACCGCATTGACACTAGATGTCACTGGTCTCACCACCAGTAACTTCCTGAATGTCTCTACTGCGGCGACAATCACCAATCTGACTTTATCTACGGGTCCTGGTGTTGCTGTTACAGCAATCCTCGATGAGGATGATATGGTGTCAGACAGAGTTGATGCTCTGGCGACACAACAATCAATTAAGAAATATGTTGATGATCAAGTAACAGCACAAGATCTTGACATTACCACTGATAATGGAACAATTGATATTGATCTTGATAGTGAGACACTTGACCTTCGTGGTGATACGAATCAGATTTATATCACTGCAAGTGGTCAACAAGTCAATGTTGGTCTTGACACCAATGTAATTGTTCCAAACAACCTGGTTGTTTCGGGTCTGACCTCACTGTCAGGTCTGACCACTATCACAGGTCAGTTAGGTGTTACAGGTATCACCACTACACAATTCTTAGATGTCACTGGTGTTGGTACAGTTCAAACTCTGGGTGTCACTGGAGTTGCAACTGCACAGTTCCTTGAGGTAACTGGTGTATCGACCATTGCAACATTAGGTGTTAGTGGGGTAACCACATCTCAATTCCTTGAGATCACTGGTGTATCAACAATTGCAACACTAGGTGTCTCTGGTGTTACCACATCTCAGTTCCTGGAAGTCACTGGGGTTTCTACATTTGCGGGTCAGGCAACATTTAATACTGGTCTTGTTCCAGATGTTGATGAGGGTGCATATATTGGAACAGCAGGACGACCATTCTCCCAGGCACATATTAGTCACATCAGAATTGCTAATGATGCCACTAGTAATACGATTGATACCTCAGAGGGTGGATTAAATCTCGACTCTACCAGTGGAGAAACTACTATTAATGACAACTTAACTGTCACTGGTGTTTCATCACTCTCTGGTTATGTAATTGCAGGAACTGGACTGACAGTTGCAGGCACTGGTGTTACAGCAACCACTCTTAATATCACGGGTGTTTCCACTCTTGGATTCACAACGGTCACAGACAGTCTGTATGTCTCTGGTATTGCATCTGTTGGTTCAGCCATCACGATGTATGGCACATCAGGTATTGTCAGTGCTACATCATTCTATGGTGATGGTTCAAACCTGACTGGTGTTGTTGGTCTGGTATCTGTCACCAACATTCTGTTTGTCACTCCTGATGGTGATGACACTAATGATGGTTATCTGGTATCTTCTGCGAAGAGAACTGTTGGTTCGGCACTGACGATTGCAGAAGCTTCCACTGTTATTAAGATTTCTGCTGGTAATTATACAGAAAACAACCCAATTATCCTACCAGAACAGGTTACATTACTTGGCGATAGTTTAAGAGAAGTTTCAATTATCCCACAAAATCCTGATGAAGATCTTATCTATGTTGCAAATGGTAATTACGTAGAAAATATTTCATTCACGGGGTCACTTAATGAAGGTAAAGCAATTATCTCATTCAATCCCGATAAACCATCTTATGTAACACAGGGTCCTTACATCCGTAACTGTACCAACTTCATCTCAAATAGTATTGGTATGAAGATTGATGGTGCTCATGTGATTGGTGACACCAGAGCAATGAACGTTGACTCTTATACTCAACTCAATCAGGGTGGTATTGGTGTTTCAATCTCCAATGAAGGTTATGCACAGTTAGTTTCAATCTTCACAATCTACAATGACCAAAGTATTGTTTGTACTAATGGTGGTCAGTGTGACCTGACTAACTCCAACTCTTCCTTTGGTAGATTGGGTCTGGTTGCAGATGGTGTTGGACCACAACAATTCATTGGTACGGTCACAGAAGCAAAATCTGCAAATACGAATATATTCCCAATTGATATTGGTGCTGATACACTTACAATTACAAATGCTGAATATAATAATGTAACTGGTCTGACAACGGTAACAACATCAACCAATCACGGTTTCAATGTTGGTATGTCGGTCACAATGAAGGATATGACCTTCACCTGTGATTCCCAACTTCCAATCACATCATTTGGTATCTCAACCGCCAATTACAGTAATGTGACTGGTATTATGACAGTTCAGACATCAGTCGCTAACAACTTCTACGTTGGTGCCAGTGTTACCTTCTCACAACTGGTATTCAGTTGTGATTCTGGTGGTGGTGTTTCTACTGCATTCTTCCCACCTGCATTTGGTGCTGGTAATGGAGCAGCAAGACATGTATTTGATGTCTTGACTGTCGGAACTTCTACAGAATTCACAGTTAATGTTGGACCATCCACCATTGTACATAATTACCAGGAAGGTGGAAACGTAAGTATCAGTACATTTGCTCCATTCCCGAGTGGTGCATTTGGAAATATCTTTACAGTGGATTCAGTTGTAGGTCCAACTACATTTACAGCTTATGTTGGTGTCTCTACATTAGCACACACATATGTCAGTGGTGGTGAGGCAGAGACCTTTGTCACTAGACCTTATGATGGTCAGGTTGTATATCTGGACGAATTATATAATTCTATTGAGGGTGTCACGATCACCAATGGTGGTTCAGGTTACACTAGTCCACCAGTTGTTACGTTCTCTTCACCAAGTGAATCTTGGGGTATCACTGCAACAGGTGCAGCTGTCCTCACGAACGGTGTTGTAACCTCCATTGACATGATTTCAAATGGTAGAGGATACACATCAACTCCAACTGTCACCATTGATGGTGCTGCTACTGGCACCGTCAATATCTTACCTACATACTATGTGGTTAGTAGTAGTACACCTATTGTTGGGGGTATCTCTACAGTCACCTTTACTGAAAGGGTACCTTACGCGGTTGGTGTAGGAACAACAGTTCCATTCTTCAAACAGAGTAGAGTACTTGCTTCAAGTCACGCATTTGAATACATCGGTTCTGGAAATACTGCTCTATCCGCACTCCCCCAAAGAGGTGGTGTGGCAATTCCAGCAAATGAAGTCACAAGTAGAGATGGTGGTCTAGTCATTTATACATCAACTGACCAGGCAGGTAACTTTAAGATTGGTGATGGTGTTATTATTAATCA